CTCACGCGCAGATTATTTCCCCCCTTTGGATAGGAATTCAGCAAATGGCAGGTGTAAAAGGACGCAGCGGCGGACCGCGAAAGAACGCGGGCGGCGCTCGGCCTGGTGCCGGCCGCCCCAAGAAGGAACAGCCGCCGCCGCCGCCGCCAGCACAAACGGATGAGCGCGACCCGCTCAAGTTCCTGCTGGATGTGATGCAGGGCACGGTTGAGGCAAATATGATGCAAGTCCGTGCGGCCATCGCTGCGGCGCAGTATGTCCACATCAAGAAAGCGGACGGCGGCAAGAAAGACGAGCAAGCCAAGAAGGCTGGCGAGGTCGCCAAGCGATTTGCCACTGCCGCGCCGCCCAAGCTGGTGGTAAGCAATGGCCGTTGAATGGTCTACCGCCTGCCCTGATTGGGCGGAAAGGCTCAAAAAGGGCGAGTCGATCATTCCGCCGCCGATCTATCCAGATCAGGCAGAGCAGGCGCTGGCGATCTTCAAGCAGTTGCGGGTGGTTGACCTTCCAGGGAAGCCGACTTTTGGCGAGTGTGCCGAGCAGTGGGTTTTTGACTTCGTGGCGGCGATTTTCGGCGCCTACGATGCCGAGACAGGCAATCAGCTGATCAGGGAATTTTTCCTGTTGATCAGCAAAAAAAATACGAAGTCCACGATTGCCGCCGGCATCATGCTGACGGCAGTTATTCTTTGCTGGCGCGAGGATGAAGAACACCTGATTCTGGCGCCGACCAAGGAAGTCGCAGACAACAGTTTCAAGCCGGCCGCCGGCATGGTGCGCGCTGATGATGAATTGTCGGCGCTGTTCCATATACAGGATCACGTTCGCACGATCACGCATCGCGTCACGCGAGCAACGTTGAAAGTGGTGGCGGCCGATACCGACACGGTATCCGGCAAGAAGTCCGGCCGCATTCTGGTGGATGAGCATTGGCTGTTCGGCAAGCGGGCCAACGCTGAGGCCATGTTCATGGAAGCGACCGGCGGCCAAATCTCGCGTAATGAGGGATGGGTGATTTATCTCACCACGCAAAGCGACGAGCCGCCGGCCGGCGTATTCAAGGACAAGCTCCAGTATTACCGGGATGTCCGCGATGGGAAGATTGAAGACAGGCGCTCTTTGGGTGTTCTGTACGAATTCCCTGATGAGATGGTGAAGTCCAAGGCTTACATGGAACCGGAAAACTTCTATCTCACAAATCCGAATATCGGGCGCTCAGTAAGCAAAGAGTGGCTGTAAGATCAACTCAGGAAGAACAAAAGCAAGACGGACGGCAGTTTCCAGCAGTTCCTTGCGAAACACCTGAATGTCGAAATCGGTTTGAACCTGCGTTCCGATCGCTGGGCTGGCGCCGACTTCTGGCAAGCCGCGGCTGAGCCAGGCTTGACGTTGGGGCCCCTGCTGCGGCGCTGTGAGGTCGTTGTGATTGGCATCGACGGCGGCGGCCTGGATGACTTGCTCGGGCTTGCGGCAGTCGGGCGCGAGCGCGGCACCGGGAAATGGCTGCATTGGGCGCATGCCTGGGCGCACAAGATTGTACTGGAGCGCCGCAAGGAAATCGCGCCGCTGCTGGAAGACTTCAGGAAACAAGGTGACTTGACCATCGTGGAGCGCCCTGGCGAAGACGTTATGGCTGTGGCTGACATTGTTTGTCAGATCCGTGATTCTGGACTGCTCCCCGCAGAAAAGGGCATCGGCGTTGATGCTGCCGGCATTGGTGACATCGTGGACGAACTGACTACTGATGACCGCGGCATCACGATGGAACAGATTGTCGCCATTGCGCAGGGCTGGAGGCTTAACGGTGCCATCAAAACCACTGAGCGCAAGATTGCCGGCGGTGAAATGGTGCATGGCGGCCAGCCGATGATGGCCTGGTGCGTTGGTAATGCGCGAATTGAAGATAGAGGCAATGCGATCCTGATCACCAAACAAGCATCAGGAAAGGCAAAAATTGATCCGCTGATGGCCACATTCAATGCTGTCAGCTTGATGAGCTTGAATCCGCAAGGAGTCAGCCAACTCAACGACTTTTTAAATAATCCTGTATTCGGCTAATGGGCATACTTCAATCTTTCATCGGCTGGTGGAGGGGCGGCGGAGCCTTGGCCGAAACGACCGGCGAACAGCGACCGCTGCCAGCCACGGCGCTTGTCTCCGATACGCAGCTGATCGGGCCGGATGGTGCGCTGCAGATCGCGGCGGTATGGGCTTGCATCGAACTGCGCGCCAGCATCATCGCTTCGCTGCCGTATTTTGCCTATGACAAGGCGAGCAGTGGGCAAAAGGAATTGGCGCGCACGTCGCGGCTGTATTCGCTGCTGCACGAAAGCCCGAATGCGCGCATGACGCCGTTCGAATTCTGGCGCGCAATGGTCATGAACCACGATTTGCGCGGCAATGCCTATGCGCGGCTCGACCGCGACCCGCGATCCGGCGAAGTGGTGTCGATGTGGCCGATGCCGTCCGATCAGGTGCAGCAATATGTGCTGGATGATGGCTCGATGGTGTATGTCTACACAATCAGCAACGATGTCGCAGTGCTGGCTGAGGAAAACGTTCTGCATTTAAAGGGCCTCGGCAATGGCACGACAGGGCTTTCCAAGCTGGATTTCATGCGCTCGACCACGGATGAATCCGCGAAGGCGCAAGCGACGGCAAGCAAACTGTTCGGCACGCAAGGCAAGCCAACCGGCGTTTTGATGGTGGATAGTGTTTTGAAGCCAGAGCAGCGCGAAGCGATCCGCAAGAACTTCGGCGAGATGGCAACGGCAAATACCGGCAGGCTGTACGTGCTGGAAGCAAACATGAAATACCAGCAGCTCTCCTTGTCGCCGGAAGATCAGCAGCTGCTGGAATCGCGCAAGTTCCATATTGAGGAAATCTGCCGCTGGTTCGGCGTGCCGCCTGTCCTGATTCACCATTCCAACGTGACAACCTGGGGCAGCGGCGTGGAGCAGATCGTTGACGGCTTTCACAAGCTGGTGATCGCGCCGATGCTGGCCAATATTGAGCAAGCGACCCGCAAGCGCGTGATGACATCGGCGCAGCGCGTGCGGCAAGTGGCCGAATTCAGCCTGGATGCGCTCTTGCGCGGCAATATCAAGGACCGTTTTGAGGTCTATGCCAAGGCAGTACAGAACGGCTTAAAGACGCGCAACGAAGTGCGGCAACTGGAAAACGACCCGCCGATTGCTGGTGGCGACGAATTGACCGCGCAAACTAATCTTGTGCCGCTCTCTATGCTCGGAAAATCAGTCGCATCCGGGGGTAATGGCGGCATTATTGCGCAGTAGCTTGTTTTTTCGGTTCACTTCGGCAGCGCGCTGAACCAATACTGCGCCATGCCCGTTTCTGTAGCGATTTTTTGCTGATTCGGCCATTTTTCGGCGCGTTTCTTCGCTGAATTGGCGGCCTTTTAGCTTCTCTGATGTTTTGTTTTTGGACTCTGCAGTTCGGCGCCTTCCTGCATTTGCGGCATTGATTGCGGCGCGAGTCTTCTCGGGCATCTTGGAACCTTGCTTGGCCGCTGACATTTTGGCTCGCGCCTCCGAGTTTGGCATGCGCAGTTCGCCCCCGGCTGTCATGTTGAAGCCTTTTGGCGAGATGCAGTCATGATGAGCGATCCATTTCGCCTCAAGTTCGTTGAGTTGGGCCGGGTCGCACAGTTCAAGGATTTCTGCCGTGAATGCCGGCCATCCATATTTGTGGATTGCGGCGCTGATGCGGGTTTGCCGAACGTCTCTAGAGTGGGCGCTGATTCGATTCTTGATATTGACGCTTTGGCCGACATACTTTCGACCGCTCGCACTGTGCGTAAGAAGGTATATCCCGCAAAGCTTCATTTTTCTACCCTTTTTAAGTATGCCTCAATAGCGCGCCGAATATGTTCGGCGACGGAGAGGCCAGTTTTTTCTGATAAGCGAGCAAGGCGCTCAAGCATTGGAATTGGCAAGAAAATATTTGTGCGTTTCATAGATAAATTGTACGCATAACATACACACATAGCAAGGTCGATATGCTTACTACTAAAACCCTGAATTTGGCTGATATGCAGCTGAAAATGGAAGGTGACACTGGGAGATTTAGCGGTTACGCGTCGGTTTGGAATGGCGTGGACAGTTATGGCGACACCATTCTGCCCGGTGCCTTCCGCAAAACTCTGGAGGAAAACGGCCTCCCGAAGATGTTCTGGAATCATCAATGGGACATGCCGATAGGCAAATGGAACGTCGCCAAGGAAGACAGCTACGGTTTGTTTGTTGAAGGCGAGTTGACGCCAGGACTTGCGCTGGCGGCCGATGTGCGCGCAGCGATGAAGCACGGCACGCTAGACGGGCAATCCATCAGCGGCTATCTGAAAAATGGGGATTTTGAGGCGAAATCGGGCGGCGGGCGCGTTATTCACACTTGGACAAATCTAGTGGAAATCTCTCCGGTTGCTTTCCCCGCTGACCGCGCCGCGCGAATCGACCTATCCAGCGTGAAGAGCATTGATTTTGAGGCTCTTCTACCTGAGTGCAAAACAGAACGAGATATTGAACGGCTTCTGCGGGATGCAGGGCTGGGCAAGTGGGAGGCGATGGCGACCGTCTCCCGCGCCAAGGCGATCTTTGAGGGGCGGGATGCCCGAGAAGAGACCGAAGCGAAAGCAATGGCCGCAATCCTGGAGCGTATCCAGCGCATAGCCGGCTGAAGTCGCGCATTCCGCAAACCTATCTTTAAAGGACCATCATGTCTCTCGAAATCATCATGAAATCGCTCGAAAAGGTCGAGCAAAACCTGGCCGCCATGTCCGCAAAGGCTGACGGCGAAATGCAAACCCTCGGCAAAGTCTCGGCCGACACCAAGGCTGCGCTGGACGGCATCGGCACCCAACAGCGCGAACTGGCTGACCGCCTGACTGCGCTGGAGCAAAAGGGCGTCATCGGCAACGAAGGCGGCAAGATTGACGAGTCCTGGGGCGCGCAAGTCGTCAAATCCGAATCGCTGAAGGCATTCCAAGGTGGTTTCTCGCAAAAGGCCCGCATTGAGGTCAAGAATACGCTGACCGGCTCGGATACCAACGTCGCGCCGGATCGCAAGCCTGGTGTTGTTCCTGGCGCGTTCCCGATCCTGACGCTGGAAGCCTTCCTGAATTCGCTGCCGACCACTTCGAACGCCATCGAGTTCACCAAAGAGGCATCGTTCACCAACAATGCCGCGGAAACCGCTGAAGCTGCCGCCAAGCCGGAATCGGCGCTTACCTGGTCGCTGGTCAACATGCCGGTTTCGACCGTCGCGCACTGGATCAAGATTTCTCGCCAATTGGCCGCCGACAATGTCGCCTTGGCTACGTATGTGAATAACCGTATGCGCTATGGCGTCAACCGCAAGGTCGAAACGCAACTGGTATCCGGCGACGGCACCGCGCCGAACATCTCCGGCATTCTGGATTCCGGCAACTACACCGCGCACGGCTACGCCGACGCCGACCTGGGCAGCACGCTGAAAAAACTGGTTCTGATCCGCAAGATGATCGCCGCCAGTTGGAACGCAGGCTATCCGGCCGACGCCATCCTGCTGAACCCGCTGGATTTCGCGCAGATCGAGATCGATCTGCTGACCACGGCTGCCGGTCAAGTCCGCGTTGCGGTGGATGCTGCCGGCGTGATGCGCCTGTTCGGCGTTCCGGTCATCCAGTCGGTTGGCATGACTGCGGATCAAGTGGCTGTCGGCGCATTCGGCCAGGCATACACGATCCACAACCGCGAAGGCGTGACGGTTGAATTGTCCGAGTCGGATTCGGACAACTTCACCAAGAACTTGGTGACGATCCGCGCTGAGCGCCGCTTGGCATTGGCGACCGAAGTTCCTGGCGCCGTCCGTGCTGGCGATCTGACCCCGGCCTAAGCCGTGATCTGATGAGCAGGGCCGGTTAATCCGGTCTTGCTCTCTGAGGAATCCATGATCCAAGTGAAATTCACCGCATTTGGCGCTAATTCCGCATTTGGCGGATTTGCGCCAGGCGACACACTGCGCTGCTCTCCCGCGATGGCCAAGCATCTGGTCGAGGAGATTGGCTGCGCTCGTTACATCGAAGCAAAAGCGCCGGAAGATACAAAGCCAGCCGCAGAAACCAAGCCAAAACGCAAGGCTAAATAATGTTCATCGATACCGCCACCGCCAAACTGCATCTGCGCGTCACATCGACCGCGGAAGATGCGCTGATCACCATCTGGATCAGTGCGGCCGAAAGCGCGGCGGTTGAGTTCCTGAATCGCTATGTCTATGTCGATCAGGATGCGCTGGATGCGGCCATCGCTGCGGCGCCTGCTGCGCTGACCACGGCAACGACTGCCTATGATGCCGCCATTGCTGCGGCTGCACTGATTGAAAGCGAGGTCGAGCGCAACATGGCGACGTTCGCGGCAGAGGATGCCTACGCCAAAGCGCAAACGGTGGCGCGCATGACGCATCAGGGCATCGTCGTCAATGACAACATCAAGGCCGCCATTCTGCTGACGCTCGGCCATCTGTACGCGAACCGCGAGGATGTGGCGGCGAACGTGACCGCGGCAAAACTGCCGATGGGCGCCTGCGCGCTGCTGCAGCCTTACCGCGCCGCCATGGGGATCTGACATGCGCGCCGGCAGCCTGAATAACCTGATCACGATCCAGCAACTCGCCGCTGGCCAGGATGAAATCGGCCAGCCAGTGCAAACGTGGTCGGATTTTGCGACCGAATGGGCTGACATCCGCCATCAATCCGGCCTGGAGACGATCAAGGCCGATGCCGTGACATCAACCGTCCGCGCAAGCATCCGCATCCGTTACCGCAGCGACCTGAATTCTGGAATGCGCGTTCTGCATGGCGCGACTGCCTATAACATCCTGGCGGTTTTGCCGGATCTGGCGCGCAAAGAGTATGTGGATTTGGCGTGCGAGGTGGTGGCGTGAAGATCAACATTGACATGAGACAGTTCAAGGCCGCGCTTGACGAGGAAAAGGCAAAGATTCAAGCCGCAGCACGCCCGGCAGCACAAGCAGCCGCGCAGGTCATCTATGACGCAGCGCGCTCGAATGTGCATGATAGCGAAGAAGCCCATATCTTTTATGGCAAGTATTCCAAAAAAACCGGGCAGAAATACCTGTTTTACCCTGGCGATCTGAGGCGCTCCATCTACCAAGTTTATTCCGAGGACAACAGCAGCGAGGCCAAGGCGACATACCACGTCTCTTGGAACCACAAAAAAGCGCCATACGCGCATATGGTGGAATTCGGCACCAGCCGCGCGCCAGCCCATTCATTTCTTGGCAAGGCACTCACGGAAAAGTCTGATGCGGCAATGCAGGCCATGCGGCGCACTTTCATTGAGAAGGTGGGGTCATGAGCCTGGAAGCCAGCCTTTTCGATCTGCTCAAGACGATTTGTCCGCGCACCTTCCCGGATGTGGCGCCGATCGACACGCAGCGCCCTTATGTGACATGGCAAGGGCTTGGCGGGAAAACGCTGCGATTTCTTGATAACACGGCGGCCGACAAGCGGAACACCTTGATGCAGATAAGCGTGTGGTCAACCACTAGATTGGAAGCAAATGCGCTGATACGTCAAATTGAGGATGCATTGTGCGTCTCGCCGGTATTTGTGGCCACACCACAAGGCGAGCCGCTGGCGACCTACGAAGAAGATACGCAGCTGTATGGCGCCATTCAGCGCTTTTCGGTGTACAGCGACAGGTAACGAATTAGGCCGCAAGGCCAGATAAGCAGGCCGCTTCGGGCAACCGTGGCGGCTTTTTTCATGCCCGGCTCGATCTGGGCTTATTCAACGGCCCGCCTCGCGCGGGTTTTTTATTTGAAAGGCCCGAAATGGCATACTTTTTCCCCGAGGGGTCGAAGTTTTACTTCTCCCAAACCTTCGCTTCCGCAAAAACCATCACCGCCCTGACCAACGCCAGCCCAGCCGTAGCGACCAGCGTTGCGCACGGCTATGTTGACAGCGATGAGATCCTGCTGGCTTCCGGCTGGGAAGACGCGACCGACACGGTCTACAAGGTTGATCAGTTGACCGCCGATACATTCAGCCTGCTCGGCTTGAACACGGTCGACACGAACTTTTATGCGGCCGGCGGCGGCACCGGCACGGCGCAAAAGGTTAGCGGCTGGACTGAGATCCCGCAGATCCTGACCATTGACTCGCAAGGCGGCGATCCGCGCTTCACCGAGATTAACCCGATTGCGCGCCGCAATGCGCTTCGTGTGCCGACCGGCTTTAATGCGACTTCCATCAACATGACGCTCGGTCATGATCCGTCGAATGCGAACTACCAGACCATGCTGGACATCAGCCGCTCGCTGACGAAAGTCGCCTTCAAGATGGTTCTGTCCGGCGGTGCCGTGACTTACGGCTACGGCTATATGAGCGTGACCGAGGCGCCGAAGCTGGCCGTCAACCAGGCAAATCAGGTGCAGGCTGCCCTGACGCTCCTGGGCCGCTCCATCTCCTACGCTTCCTAATCGGGCATCTGCCCACACTGAGCACCGGCTGGCCGCCGTCTTTCCTTCGCGGGAAGCGGCGGTCGGCACGGGCAATTTTCATCCCCCGCGAAAGGATAAATCATGGCAACCACCATCAAACTCGGCAATCGCCCGAAGTCGTTCAAACCATTCCCTGTCAAGTTCGAGATGCCCGATGGAACCGAGGGGCAAATTGTGGCGACCTACAAATACCGGACGCGCACGGAATTTGGCGAATTCATGGACGCAATTTTCGCCGAAGCCGGCGGCGCGCCGATGGTCGACGGAAAACTGGATTACAAAAGGCTGTATGAGCAAACCCGCGACAGGAACGCGGACCATTTGTTGGCGGCGCTGGATGCCTGGAATCTGGATGAGGAACTGAACCTGCAAAACCTGCAGGCGCTGGCCGATGAATTGCCAGCGGCGGCCATCGCGCTCATGTCATCCTATCGGGATGCCTGCGTTGAGGGCAGGCTGGGAAACTAAAGCAGGCCGGCGCCGCACTCTATAAAAAGGAAGATAAGGCGGCGGCCAGCAATGCCTTTATTGCGAGCCTCATCGCGGCGACAAAGGCGGATGAGGTTGAAGTTTGGCCGGAGAACTGGAAAGCGTTCCGGCTTTTCTGCGATTTGGAAACGCAATGGCGCGTCATTCCTGGCGGCAGGACGGGCTTGGATTACAACGTCCTCTTCCGCAAAATGGACCGCATGAGCCTGAGTCTGGAAGAGTACGACCAGATGGAAGAGGATGTCCGCACGATGGAGTTGGCGGCCTTGGAGGCGATGAGCGAGAAGTAAGCCGCGAGGTATGGCACTATTCCCTTACTTCAATAAAAAGGGAGGGAGTAATGAAGCGAAGTTTCTATATTGGGTTGGTCATTGCGGCATTTCTGGCGGGATGCGGCAAAAGTCGCATTGAGCAGGCTCATGATCTGGTCAAGGATGGGCTGAGCGACCCGGATAGCGCGACATTCAAGAGCGACACGGAATACGCCAAGAAAGACGGGAATTTCATAGTCTGCGGGCAGGTCAACGCCAAGAACCGGATGGGCGGCTATGTCGGCTATCGTTGGTATATCGTCGAGGACGGTAAGGCGCTGGTCATGAATGATGACAATGCCAGTGACTTTGCTGGCAAGTATGTAGAAACCTGCACAAACCTAACAGTAGCAAACCAGTAGGGCAATCAGTTTAACTTAACCCGCCAGCGGCGACTCTGGCGGGTTTTCTATTTTGGGCAGCCAATGGCAGAAGAGCAGCGGAAAGTACAGCTTGGCGTAACGGTTAATGCGACGGGAGCCAAGGAAGGCTTCAGCGAAATTAAGCGCGAAGGCCAGGCAACGGCGCAATCCGTCGCGCAATCTGCCGCGCAGGCCGGCAAGGCAGTAGATGGCATCGGGGGCGCTGCGACAAAAGCGGCCAACTCGATTTCCAGGGAAGAGGGCCGGATGCGTGCGGCCATCCAGCGCGCCACACTGGAATTCCAGTCGCTCGGAAAAACAATGTCCGAGAAACTGGAGGCCAAGCTGGATTTCAAAGGGCTGGATAAGTCCAAGTTTGAGCCGGAATTGCAGGCGCTGCGCGCCGTCGAGAAGGAATACGCCGATTATCAGG